ATGTAACCAAATTATTTTCTTCTTAGCATTTAATTTATGAGAGAATATATTTGTTCTCCAGCTAATAAGAATATTGAAGTTATCTCTGATATTAAAATCAATAACATTCTTATAATGGACTCCATGATAAGTACCTTCCTGTTCGCCACAGTTATTAAATACAGTGACCTCATATCCTAATGCTGCTAATTCTCTTGATAAATAAATAACAGCTTCTTCTGATCCGCCTATACCTTTATCAATGGCCTTGGGCGACCAATCTTCAAGGTCTGTAAGCGCGAATATACAGATAGAATTATCTCCCCAATTCTTAGGCTCATCATAGTGATGCTTTAATTTAATCACTACTTCATTCTCCTCTAATTCTTTAGGGATGGCCTTGATTAGTGCAGGTACTTTAGATTCTTCATTCTTATCTTTAAGAAAATTAAACACGGTAAGATAACTTTCCATAAACTTCTTATGCTCAACGGCCTTACGGAACATCCCTTCATTTTGTTTAATAAAATCTAATGTAGGAACATCCTTCTTAGCTAATTCAAATAGCTTCAATGCTTCTTCAAACTTATTTAACTGAAACATTGTAAAGGCCATACTAAGAATTGGTCGCCATCCATATGCAGAAGGGTCGATCATCATAAAGTTTTTAGGAATTGCCTTTAATAATCCCTGACGACCCCAGAATTCAGCCTTTTGCCAATTTTCTTTTTGGAAATAAATATCATGTAATTTAAGATATGAGTCTGGAAATTCTGGACATTCCTGCATAGCTTCAAAACAAGCAGCTATAGCCATGTCCTCTTTTTCTTTTTGTCTATAGCAATCAGCTAATTGACACCATGACATATAACGATCTTCGTCCCAACCAGAAGTCTTTATATGTAATTCTAAAAAATAAATAGCCTTATCAAATGCCCCAACACCATGAAGCATACGGCCTAAATAAGATAGTGTTCTTGAATCACAATCCTCTTTATTCTCATTATATTCTTCTAAAAGATATTTAATATTTCTCATCAATGATGCGTTAATCTTTTCTTCTGACGACAAATGATTAATAATAACACCATCGCTCATGGTCATCTTAAAACTGTCCATATTACTGCAAATCAAATTCTCGTGTATCTTCTTATTCCATTTTAAAATATCTGTATTCTTTATTAATACCTCACGCCAATGAGCAGCATTGACATTGCCCCATTGATCCCTGGCATAGTTGTAATAGCCATAAACAATTATAGTCCCTGCATTAAATTCTTTTTCAGCAATAGCCCTTAAATGCTGAACTGTTTTTTCACTAATCTCATCATCAGCATCAAGGCGCATATACATATCACCTGTAACATGATATGCAACAAAATTGCGCTTATGGGCGAAGTCATTGCACCATGAATAGGGGAATATCTTGATATTCATTGATGGATAAGAGCTTGCTATTTCTTTAAAATCACTGATTCTATCGTCAACCGCAATTACAATTTCATCAAATAAATGACCATAGGCATTAAGGATTCTCTTAAATTGTGATGTTTCGTCTTTAAATATCATTCCAAGGCTTAGTTTCATACTTTTTCACATATCCTAAATTCAGGGAAAGACCTCATAAACTCATCCATCTCGTCTTTATCTTTCCACAAAGGTTCTTTTAAAGTGTTTATCGAATATTCTTCCAAGTCATGCAATAGCCGTGGCGTAATCGCTATCCCCCATCGCATTGTCTTGTCTAAGTTTGAAGCGAAATCATTATGCCTTGATTCTCTTAGGTCTTTGTTCTCTTGAATCAGCATATATAAAAATATGATATTTGTTCCTATGTGTGGCTTATCACAACATTTATCCCAACCTCCGTCGGGATTCTCTTGGTATATTGTTCCACAATAATTACAATACTGCGTTTCATCTTTCGCCCATTCAGAGATGAATGCTTTTATTGCTGTTTCTTTTGATGTTGTGAGTTTGAATGCCATATTAAAAAAGGGGTGGGGTATTACCCCACCCCGACGATACTACGTCATGCTGCTGCTCCAAAATCCAGCTTGATAATGCTGGGCCTCGAGCGTGGCTTCTACTACAACCTGACCATCAGTAGAATCTCCAACTTTAGCTAACTGCTGAACAATCGGCTTACGAAGATAAGCAACTTTGAAGAAGTCTTCATTGATTGCCACAACGTCATAAGCAGGGTTAGCAGAAGCATAATCTGTGCCTTGAACTGAAACATAACGGTGAGCAAACAATTTCACCATTGATGCAGCATCAGCTTGATAAACATCAATAGCGTTAATCAAACGGCGATCATCTTGGGTGAAATATTTGGTTGCAGTACCGCCAGTAAAGGCAGAGATTTTACGCTTAATATACATTGGCCCGTAAACGGCGTTAATCTGAATCCCTGTATTATCCCAAACTAACTGGAACAAATCGTTGAGGATTTTTTCTGTCAACGATACGCCAGATTGGCTTGTGATTAAAGACAAGGAATTCTTTAAACCGTTTAACTGACGTGCTGTATTAGTACCAGAACCAGTCGCCAAAGAACCTCTCATCAAAGCATATTCCATGTCATTCTTGATGAGTTTAAGAGCCTTGGTAGCTTCATACTGGAACCTATCGTTAAATGCAGCTTGATTGGTTGCCCTATCGGTATCAGACACACGGAAACCTTGTTTAAAGATTTGTGTGAAATTGACCTGACGAACAGGGTTAGTTAAAGTGTTGAAAGTAGCAGCAGCACCATCAATGTTTGCGTTTACTTTTACAGCATTTAACGTATCAATCAAGGTTTGGTGGTAATAACTTGTAGCCATAGACGTGCCAAGTCCGCTAACAAGTTGAGTTTCCGTAGGAGAAATGTTTTGCAGAATCGCGAGTAAGTCCTCACGAATCGCATTATCATCATACGGAACGGCGGTATTTAATAAGTTTGCCATCTAACTGCTCCTTTAATCTACAATGATACCTCTAGCGCGAAGGACTGCTCCCATAGCGCTTTCAGCATCTTTAATGTTTCCAGTTTTACGGAGAACATCAACGGCAGTCTGTTGAGGAGGTGCAGAAATTTGAGTTCTACGACCAGCCCCTTCAGTTAAACCTATCTTTTGAGCTTGCTTGACATCTGCTTTAGCTTGCTGGACTTGTTTCTGTAGAACAGGAGTTTGGCTACGAGCGACACGACCATAGGCAATGTCAGCAGCAGCAGCTAAACCATTAGGATTATTAGATAACTCTGGATTTCTCATTAAACCAAAAATCTGTTGCGTAATAGGACTAGCCTCATCCCAAGACAAGGGACGGCCTTGTGCATCACGCTTAAATGCTTCTGGATAAGTATTTTGCACATACGCCAAAGACTGTTGTTTAAGATTTTCCGTTTGAGTTACCTTCTCCCGTGATCCAACAACTTCCTCAAATAATCTCTTATTCTCGGCTTGTTGCATCTTTCTTTGTTCGCCAGTTGCCCAAGCAACTATATTAGAGTCGGCAACATTTTGAAGTTTATAGGCTTCAAGTTGCTCATAAGTATAAGTTGGTTGCTGTTGAGTTTGCGTTACCTTGCTTAACTTCTCGTCTATCATCTGCGGTAGACGTTCAGCAAGTTCTTCCCGTTTACGTTTTTCTTCCAACGCAATCTCTCTCCAAGGCTTTCCAGTGTACTAATCTATGTCAGGTGACATTGGTGGAGGAGCGACGATTGGAGTTTCGGTAGAAGGAGCTTCAACAGGCACTTGTTCTAATTGCTGTTCTGTTGGGTTATCTTCTACTTGCACTTGTTCTACGGGAAGTAAATTCATAGGAATTTTAGCTTCCTGACCAGGCGCACTCCTATCAATCATTGGTGTTGGTGTTTGACTTACGTCAACAATTTGTTTTTGATCTGCCATTTTAAGCTCCTATTTTTCCAATCTAGCCCTCATGGAATGGGATATGCTAATCTTGCCCTCATAGCATGGGATTGTCATTTACCCTGACTTGGGTTGTCTATCTTGCCCTCAAGACACGGGAGATTGATCCATTACATTTGATTCATCAGAAGGAATTAATGTCCCTCTATTCATAGCTGCTGATACGGCTAAATGTTTTTTAAAAATATTCTCATCGTCTTTAGACTTGAATTTATGCTGCATAGCATCTGTAGTATGAGCTTGTGCAATTTCACTTTGTTGTTCTGGTTCAGTAATACGATGATAAATACCAGAAATATTCTTAGTCGCATTTCTGCTTTCACGATGGAAAGCTATTGATGCTATTCGTTTTACTGTGTTGTCGTTAAGTCCGAAACTCATTTGAATGTCCCTAGAGTGGATGCTAAATTAGCCATTTTTCGTATGTGTTCATTAGGACTACGTTTAGCTTTAGCTAGTTTATCAGCAGGAATCTTTTGTCCTTGTGGGACACCTAATGCTGCATGAAGTCTGCCCTTATGTGAAGGTGGTATAGCACTCTGAATCCATTTTTCAGCCATATTAATATCTCCCACAATCAGGCGATAAACTCTCATCTACAGGTGGCATACCAATGCTCTTACCATCTAAATCGCCAGAGAAATTAACTTCCTTAGCTTCAAAACCATTATGAATATCTTTAAAATGACCTTCAGATTTCATAGCTACTCCATGACTCTTTTCCCATGCCTGATCTTCAACGTCATCAGGTTGTGTGTTATCCCAATTAACTCCTTTATGTCCATCGCCTTCTGATTTTGGTTCATGCTTTTGATATTCATGTAACCCTAGAGGAATAACTTCAGCAATTTGATCTGGCATTGGAATTATAGGAGAACCATTCTTACCATTGGTTTGATCTCCATCAAAATTTACTCCGTGCATTCCTTTTCCAGATTTCCAAGGATTATGCAACTCACCTAATATTTCTATATTTTCATCATTTTTTGGAAACATAGTATTCCTCCTAATTGTAAAAGAATTGGTATCCTCTAAATCTATAAAAAATATATTCTAAATCTGGATAAAACATAATTAAAAACCGTAGGTTACAGGCCCATACTCCCCATTCTTATTAATCACCCCTGCACCATCAGCCTTAGAATCACCACCATTGTTATCAAATATTTCTGCTTCTGCGCCACGCTTCATTTTAGCGCCAGCATTAAATTCTAAGTCAATAGTATCGAATTGCTTGTGCATTCCAATACTTGCTTCATCTTCTCTTACATTTAGAATCATTCCATTGCGATTACCTGTAGTATCCGCAAATGTCTTTTCTTTACGATCATCCATATAAATCTCCTTTTTAAACGTACATTCCTGTTTTCTTCATAACATTCTTCATTGCATGACTAATTCCATCAGTGGTCATTGTATTAGCTTGACTCATTCTAGGTAATTCTACAGGCTTAATTCGTAGAATTCCTAAATCTCCATCGTGTGTAGGAACTGATACTTCAGAAGTCTTTACACGAGGGGTTTTATGATGTTTGGTGCTTTCTTTAGGATATTTGCTTCTATTAGGTTGTTTTTGTTCAGTATGAAAATTAGCCATATTTTTCTCCTATTAATTATTATCGTTATCTTTTTCAACAACTGTATCTGAACTTTGAAATTCTTTTAATTTCTCCTGCAACATTTCTAATTCTTCTAAATATTTCTTAGGCAAGTCTACAATCTGTTTACAAGCGATCTTTATTACACGAGCTTCTTTGAATTTATCAGAGTCAGGAAGCAAACTCTGCCAATTATCATCCAACATCTTAATCATTGCTTGAGCGTCCTGAACGACAATTCTCCAAACATACTTATCAGCCAACTCATTTAAGACCGCCTTACATTCATTTATCCGCATCACAAGAGTTTCTTCTGTCAATTCGCCCTGAATACGATTCAATGTTTCAAAATAATGTGTCCCGCCGTTATTGTTCATCACCTGCTCCTACTGGTTGTGGCGTTGCTCCTTGTGAAGCCATTTCCATCATCTTCATTTGCTGTTCATGCTGCATTTGTAATGCTTGTTGGCCTTGGGCTATATTAGCTTTATGACGTTCTTGTAATACGGCATGTTCATGCTTAATTCCTTCAGCATTACTATCTTCTTGCTGTTGAAGCATCATCCCGTGCATATCTGGTTGAATGCCAAACTTCTGTTTGACCTGTGCTTGCTCCATAGGTGTTAGGTCAAGCATGTTCATCTTAATAGGAGGTGGAGGAGGTGGCATTTGAGGCTTAGGCTGTGGGAAGGTAACAAGTTCTTGCCAGTTCTCCACGTCTAGTAATTGATAAACATTCTTTAAGGCATTAGCCATATTCACTGGCGTAATAACTCCACTCTGTAACAAGACAGGATTTTCCATTTGTTGCAATATAGCTTGAGCTTTTTGGAGCCTAACTTGCGGATTGGTATTTTGGTCGTTACCGCGAACAGTGATCTTGTATTTACCTTTAACTTCTTCCCTATTAAGCCTAATTTTCTCCCAACCATCCTTACCAAAGTAAGCAAATTCTTCTTCATCGTTGCCATATTGACACCATAAATCCCAATACCAGTTAAATAATTCCTCAACTTGGCTTCTAAATAAGTCTGCATCAAGAGAAAATGTCGTCTGCGCTCCCTGAACTTGCTGATTAACCTCGCCAAGCGTCCTTGGTTGACGTTTATTAATCATTGATTGAAGTGTAAAGTCAACTTGACCTAATAATTCTTCAACTTTTGACTCCAATATCATCTGTTCGTCTTTATAAGAGAAGTCAACGCCAGGATTTTGATTATTCATCGGCAACATCACATCATTTAACGGTGTCATGCCCTGAACAGGGATGCCTTGACCAAAAACAAACTGTACAGCCTTATTATTCATCATCCCAGCACGATACATGAACATTGGAGAATTACGAATCGTCTGTGAATCAATCTTCTGCATATGTTGTATGTCAATTTCCTTAACGATGTCTTCAATCATCTCTGGAATACCACGATGAGAGAACCATCTATCATCAATAAGTTCATAAAACATCTTCACAAAAGGCCATTTTTGATTAAAAAACGGCAAAGTTGACTTACGAAGTACTTTAAGAAAATCCGGCGCTAATGTCGCCACAACCTTCTCTTTAACTCCATCGCCATTAATATCATACCAACAATAACACTCCCAAATCATCACAAGCTCGTCAGGAGTCTGTAAACGCATGATCCCTTCACGAAAATCCTTGATGATCTGAATATTCCGTTGATTCAGATTCACCTGTTTCATTGCCCATATTTCAGTAACACCCTTAACGTCCCATCCTTTTAATTCAGCATTCTTTTTAACAGTGTCCAAAGGCATAAAGAACTCGTGGATAATCCATTGGCAATCTTGGGGATCATAGCCAGAATCAGTGCCCACATAAATACGCTCGTCCATACAAGTATCTGCATCAGGATGATTCTTTGTAACTTCCTGTAAATTAACTTTGACATAATCTTCTCCAGCATGTATTTTTTCAGCAGCCTTACGCAATGTTGTCATGTTGACATTCTTAACATTATCCGTCATATCTGCTTGAAAGTATGATACCAACATCTGCGCCAAGTCTTCCGTAGATGTATTGACTGAATGAACCTTCTCAACGTCCGAAATAGACAAATCATCCAAAGATGCTTCTTCAATGCGAGTCACCTCCTCATAAGCCCAATACGGCTTCATGCAAACCCAACCCTTTTCAAGAGTTTGGTCTATAGAAATAACCACCTTCTCTTTAGTATTCGTCACATCCATAATCAAATGATCCAGAAACTTCTCAATTTTTTGTGCATTCTCAAAAGTCCCCGAAGGTGTAGGTATACATTGAACAACAGGACGTATCCCGAATATGACATTACACAAAGATGCCTTTAACTTACGAATTTTAGTTTCTATAGTTGGCATACGAAGATTGGCGCACCCGACGAATGGAAAGTTTTTCACTTTCTTAATCCGCATACGCATCTTTTGCCATTTCATTTGATTGATTTCCCACATGGAAGTAAGTCCACGAGAACTATCGCGCCACTTCCTAATTTGGTCAACCAACTTACGATCTGGGTCTAATGTTGATTCTGTTTGTTCTATTTTCTTACGAGCCATTATCGTTTAATTCCTTTAAATAATATTTTATAAGCCGTAACATCCGATGACGCATTCGGAGAATTCTTTTCAAGTAAACAACAGAATTCAAATCCTGCCTTCGCTTGTCTTTCTAGTTCTTCGACTAGAATCTTGTCATTAATAACTAGCACCTTATATTTCATCTATCCCCCCGAAGCCCCAGGAGCAATGATTTGCACAAATGCTCTAATAGCATCAGGGCAGCTAGTTCCAAAATTATAAGACACAGAATTATACATAAAGGTAGGACTTGTTATCCATGTGTTGAACATGTCATAAAGTGTCCCAGAAAAACCAGCCTTAGATAAATAGTCAGTCGCAGCATCATTCACAGTACTACCATTACCACCTTCTGCATTCCAAAACCCAAGTTCATTACCAAATGATGTGCTACTAAATACATTTCCAACTAATTCTGTAATCATATTACCCGCCAATAGTTATATCCACAGGAGCCGATGAATAATCACGACCACCACCTAGTCCCCATCCATAATCACTAGCTGCTGCTACTTGCATCTCGACATTATTCCCTCTATCATCTGTCGTATTCTGTCCGTAATAAGGCTGCAATAAATTTTCAGCGTATGTCATACAATCAACAATATCATCATGGCGACTAACCCCAATCGACATCAATTCATCCCGCGCTTCCAACATATCAGCACCAATATAGTATTTCCCTTGCTCAAACAAAGGCTGTAAAGCAGCAATCACCCTTGCTGTCTTATTCCTGATGCTCACACCCGTCCCTGACTGTACAAAAGCATTCTTCAATTCCATCACAGGTGGATAATACTTTCTATCTTGGCATTTCCTTAAAAATGACTCAAAAAACGCCTTTTCAACCCCGCTATTAGGAACTCCAATAGCCGTGATCTTATCCCTATTACGCAACCACATATTAATCACAGCGTCCTGAAACTCCCCAATCTTGTCATGTGTCCGTATATAGTGAGCCAAAAACCTATTCCCCGCCTGGTCACACAATATCAAGCAAGCCGTTTTCCAATCCGCCGTATCATCCTCGCTGTACGCCGGATCAACAGCAATGACCGCATTAAACATCTTAGGCAATTCCGTCCAACACCTAATCTGCGATTCCTTAATCGGAGCAGTCTCGTCGCTAATTGGGCTATTCATAAATTCACTACTAAACGCAAAACTCCCAATTTCCTTTTTACGCGCCTGGAGTCTATCGTGACTCCACAGCAACGGCCACAATTCGTGTCCCGCAGTCTGAACACCATCCTGATACGCCATATACTTCTTTTTAGTCCATCCATTGTCCATAGCCAGTAAATCCGCCAATACTGATAACGGATGTATAATTGTCCCTACAATAATAAACTGTCCTTCAGGTACAAGGGTATTCAAACAAGCCTTGAACAGCCAGTCCTTTAGTTGTTTACGCTGTTCTTCTGACCTAACAGAATCATCTGTTTCCAAATCGTCGCAAATAATAACATCAGGACGAAACCCACGAATTTGACCTCCAGCACCACGAGCGCGAATATTAACCCCATTGCGAAGGATAATATGATTCTCACTCCATTTATCACTGACTTGCTCCCCGAAGTATTCTCTGACGAGAGAATTGTTACACAGTTCAAATTTTATCTTTCGAAGCCAATCAACAGCGAGGGTTTCCGACGCAGAGATGATGCAGATGTCTTTAGCCCCTCCCCACAGGGAAAGCCATATAGGGTAGATTACCGACACAATGGTTGACTTTGCAAACCCACGGGGAGAGGCTAAAACAAGACGTTTACCAGCAGGAAGGGTTTTGTAAACTTCCAAATGAAACTCCGGCGAATCACATAAAAGCAAGTGTTTAAGAAAATACTCTGCAAACAGATATATGCTTTTCTGTGTCGCTTCATGCAATTCAATATCTTTGTCCGTCAACTGTTTCATATCAATTCACCACAAGGCAGCTTCTTAATACACATCCTCAAGTGTGCCTTAGTAGTCATTATCTTTTTACATTCCTTGCTTACGCGACGACGTTTCGCACGAACATACTTCATCACCTCGCGCATAAACGGACTCATAACTTCCCTCTCAAGTTCAACACCCTATTCGCCTCCGCCACAATCGCAGGGTCGTTAAATATCCCCACCTGTGTCACTACCGATTTGTCCTTGATATGTTTATTCAATTCCAGTATCAACGCAATCGCCGACATACGCGCCCTATTATCCGCCCCCAAGTCAATAGGATCACCGTCCCTATCTTTCGCAACAACAACAGCATTTAAAGCAATATTGTTAAGTTCTTTATAGATCTCCAATAGATTTACACCAGCCTGTCTACAATATTCTTCAGGCGTGTCTGATTTAATTATTTTATCTATGGTCTTATTTAACGAAGGGATCGTCGCTGGCGTCGCTGGTTTAGAATCTATTTTAGATTCTGATGACGGAGGATTATCTGTAGGGGTATTCACAAATTTATCATTATGTGAATTTTATATTCTGTCAATATAATTATGAATTTTTTTGTTGTAAAGTCAATAGTACTGGAGTATTATAAAATATATGAAAAATTATAATGAAAAAGAATTAAATAAAGCGTTAAAAAAAATCTGGACAGAAGGAATAAATAAAGCAACATATTATCCTCCAAGAATTAAATCCAAAAAGCTGTCTCTAAAGAAACGTCTAAAGTCCTACGACGCGAGGTTTAACCACATTGAATCACTCCAACATACCAATGCGTGACGTATCGTCAAACGATACGCTACCACAAGACAAGTATTCCAACCCAGAGACATGGGCAGAGACCCAACAGCACGAACACTGGAAGGGTACTCGCAACAAGCTCATTCGCTACTACTTCTACATCAATACAGGTCTCAATGTCTTCAACAATTTCAAGTACCTAGTCGCAGCGATCATTGGCATCTACTGGACGCTACATCTTCATACGCCAATCCTTATCCTGGCAATGTTCATAGCCTGTATACCTGTTCTTGGTATTATAGGTTACTACTCTATCCATCATGTCAATAAGGTCATCGACTGGCTATCAGTCAAGTTCGGCAGTCACTACGGTATATACCAAATCAAACTCCTAGAGGACATACGCAATGAACTTATTAAAGACCGTCTGTAAATTAGTAGGCATGTTAGTAGGCATGTTCTTCTTCTTCCTAGTATTCACTGTCGCCCTGGAGTTCCTATATTGCATATTCCCCTGGGGTACGCCCTAGTATTATCCTTCAACATCGCCCTATACTTCCCAACCTTGTTTTATGGTTTAGTCATCGATGATATAGAGTGGTATTCCCTTATCCGTGGTGGTATGTTCAAGCATTGCAACCCATTGTACCGCCTTTATGGAGCAGGTACATTCACCACCAATATATTCTGGGATCACGCCACGACCCTCACTCTCCACACCATCACCGCCATTATCATCGCCACCAAGTTCGGGATCATACCAGCTTTCCTATGGTCAGCCCACCCCTGCAACCACCAAACCGCCATATGGATGACGGGACGTAGGTATCAGTTTATAAACATCACCTTCCTTTTATGTCCTTGGTTGTTGGTACTATATGTCCCATTCGTCATACGTCAACTACGCGCCCGTCAATCCAGGCGTATTCCTAGCGGAGTGTTTACCGCATCCTCTATTGCCAGGTGCATATGGGAAACTATTTGTAGACTATCTGGACTCCCTAAATATAGTTTCCTATACCCAAACCGCAACACAGCTAGTTACCTCCCATACTCACAACCAACCGCTGAACGATACCTGTCTATCCCCATCATCCTTCTATGTACACACCTCCCTGCTTGGTCTGTATGGATTTTGCCCATATATGCCTATAGGACGCTTCAACTCATGCCAATGTACCATTCTATTCAGTCCTTCTATCGCTATCACTACAGTGCCTACCCTGCGCTTGAGAAACTGGCATTGCTGAAACGGTTGTACAAGGGTTGTGATAGTGATTTGAACTGATTTTAGTGATCGGATTGGTGAGTGGGTTTATAGTATCACATGCCCCCGTCTGGGGGTGGTGAGGTGTTCTGCCAGGGAAGCAAAAGCCATCAAAATACCTTCCTATAATGTAGGTTATGTTAAGTTGTAAGTGTAATCATATCAATAAGTTACAACACAAATTCTACTACTATATATATAAGCAAGCGGTAATAACAAAAAGCATAACGCAATTCAATAGTTTCTTCCCTTATATAATAGCAAATAACGGTAATAACTATCATAACACAATATTATATCAATATATATAACTCTATATTTATAGGTATATAAAAAAAAATATATAACACAATAGAAAAAATACCGTTATTTAAACCAAATACCGTTATGTTTTCCATAACTCATTAATATTAATACACTTACACATAACGCCTTTTTTTCAAAATACCGTTATGAAAACCCTAAAATAACGGT